GCGCGGGAACTCAGCGGTCGGGTCCGGTGCGCCGTAAGGGTTGACGCCACCAGGGAAGTTCACCGCGTCGAGATACCGCGCCAGCGTGCGGATGCGCGTCACCTTGGCGCCGGTGAGATCGTTGCCGACCGTGGTGTCATTCACCACCAGCAGCGCCATGGTGATGGTGCCCATAATGTTGCTGACGCGCATCTTTGGCCGCGGCAGTTGACCGTTGCCGCTGTACTCAAAGCCCTCGCACTCAATCGGCATTCTGTCGTAGGCGTTGCCGTTCCAGGTCACCCGGCCATTGGCGCTGGCATTGCTGCCGGCATGGAAGCGGTAGGTGTAGTTCAGGCCATGCAGGGCCAGCACTGTCTGGATCTCAAACAGCTCGATGATTGCGCTGGGCGCAATGCCCTGAAGATCTGAAACCGGAACACTCACGGCTCAAACACCTCGCGGAAGGTGGCCTGGATCTGATTGTTGTTGCAGTTGCTGAGCGTGGCCTGCCACTCCTCGCAAACGTATTTGCCGGCGGTGCCGCGGGGAGGGGTCCAGTCAAAGCTCTCCACGCCGCCGCGTGCCTCTAGGAAGGCCAGGATGTTGTTGCGCTCGGTGTCGGTGCGGTTGGCAAAGGTCAGGCTCCACTCCTTCGGGTCGGTGTGCAGGCCAAAGCGGATGCGCTGCTCGTAGCCGTCACCGGCCTGGAACTTGCGCACACGGGGCTTGCTGGCCTCGGTCGCCTCAAAGCTGGGGGTGTAGGTAAAGGTCGCCATGGTTACGCCGCCATCAAGCCGCCAGGCCGCTTCTGCTTGATCAATTCTGCCTGCACCGCCTGCGCCACCACACGCGCCAGCTGCTCGCCGCGGCCGCCGTCGCCTTGAACGCTGGTGCCCTTGGCATCCACGTTCACCGTCACGCTGGTGCCGCCACCACCGGCCACGCCCAGCTTGCCGTCAGCGCCGCGCTTGAGCGGCATGATCGCCTCGGGCCCAGCCTCACCCATCAGGCCAAGGCGGCCGGCGCCGCCGTCAGCGAACGGGAAGATCGTGGGCCGGTTGACGATGCCGCCCATGGCGAACGCCTGCAGGCCGTTGCGGTCAAACGCTCCGCCGTTGGCAAAGATCCCACCAGGGAACAGCTTGCCCTTGGACAGCAGGCCGGCGCCTTTGGGGAAGCTGGCACCGATGCCGCCAGCGCCAGGGATCAAGCTCTGGATTGCCTGCAGGATCGGCGCGATGATCAGCAGCCGGGTGACCATTCGGGTCATCTCCTCAACAACCGACAGCGCAAACTGCCGGAAGCTGAAGGTGCCCGTGGTGGTCAGCGAAACGATGGCATCTTCCAGACCCTTGATGCTGCTCTGAGTCAGGCTGCTGATGCCCTCACCCAGCGTGCCGATGCTCTCCAGGTAGGAGCTGATGCCATCGCGGAAGCCGGCCATGGCGCCCCTGGTGGCCTCGGTTGCTGAGCCCCAAAACTGAGTTTTGAAGGCCGCGTCATAGGCAGCATCGCCAAGTCCCTTGTAGGCGTCGGCCAGATCCTTTTTCTCCTGCACGTCGAGCTTTTGGATGTCGATGCTGCGGGTGCGCTGAATGTTGGCCTGCTGCTCTACGCTCAGCGCCCGTGTCATCTCCTTGTTGGCGGCATCCATCACTGCGCGGCGCTTCTCGTCGTACTCCAGCTGGATCTTCTTGATCGGATCTGCCTCGCGCAGGATCGCCAGCTCGGCCTTGGATTGCTCCAGCGCGCTCTTGGACGCCGCCAGCGCCTCACGCGCCTGTTTTGCCTTGTCAGCTGCCGCCTTGGCGCTTTTGTCGCTGCCGCCGTTGCTTCCCAGTGTGCTCAGGTCAGGCGTAAACCCGTTAAGCCCGCCGTTCGGGCCAAGCTCATCTTTGCCGGCGCGGTTGTTGGTGGTCCGCTGCGGCCCCATCTGGAACGCCCGCACGCCCACGCCCACCAGGTAACCGGCCGGGCTGGCGTTGAGCGCCATCTTGCCGGCCTGGCCAAGGAACTTGCGGATCGGCTCCGGCAGCGCGTTCCACAGCGAAGCGATAGCCCGCTGCACCTGCGCAAACACTTGGCGCGCGGCGTTGGCGATGAACCCGAACGGGCCGGCAAACGCATTGCCGATGGCCGTTGCCGCGCTGCTGGTTGCGCCGACTAACGCCTGCCACGCGCTTGCCACGCCCTTGGCCGCGGCTTGCCCCAGCGCCACCGCGTTCTTCATCGCGTTGCCGAAGTCGCCGGCGATAATCGTGCCGACGTTGTTGACCCAGCTCCTGAAGCCCTCGTTGTTGTCGTAGAGCGCCTTGCCCAGCAGCCCCAACGCCGTCACGCCAGCCAGCACCCAGCCCCACCCGGGAATCGCAAGGATCGCGGCACCAAGCCCGCGCAGGTGGCCGATCAGCATCGGCATCACGCCACCGGCCAGCGCCGACTGATAGCGCAGGATCTCCATCCCGTTGGCCAGCGCCGCGACCAGGCCCAGGCCGCCCTTCAGCAGGCCGCTCAGCGGGCCCCATGCCAGCGCCAGCGTGGCAGCGCCCACGGCTGCGGCCTTCAGCGAATCCGGCAGGCTGTTGAAGCTGCTCACCGCCACGGTTAGCGCATCGGTGATCTGATCCAGCGCCGGCAACAGCGCGATGGTCAGATCCATGCCCAGCGCACGCACCTTGCCGCCGAGCACCGCCAGCTTGTCGTTGTACTCATCCGCCTTGCGTGCAAAGGCGGTGGTCATCTTGGTGCTCATCTTGTCGATGGCATCGCCGCCCATGTTGAGCAGCGGCACCAGCTCCGCACCGGATTTGCCGAACAGGCGCAGCGCCAGCGCCGTCTTGGCCGCACCGTCAGGCATTGCCTTGAAGCGGTTGGCCACCTCCAGCATCACCCGGTCAGCAGACTTCAGCGACCCGTCAGCGTTCTTCACGTTGAGGCCCAACGCCTGGAAGGTGGCCGACGACTCCTTGCCGCCGGTGGCCGCGTCCACCATCGCCTTGTTCAGCTTGACCAGACCCTTGCTGACGCCTTCCAGGTTGGTGCCGCTCACCGCTGCAGCCTTGTTAAACCGGCTCAACGCCTCGACCGACACGCCCGTCGCCTGCGACAGGTCGTTCATGTTGTCGGCCGCGTCCAGCGTGCCCTTCACCATGCCCGCCAGGCCCGCCACGCTCAGCAGCGGGGCAAGGGTGCCCAGCGCACCGGAGAGGCCCGCAGAGGCGCCCGTGAGCCCCCGCATGGCGCCGGTGACGCCCTTGGCCGAGGTCTCCAGCGAGGTCAGCCCACGGTTCAGCGCAACGATCTTGTTGCCGCCGTCAACGTCGGCACGGATCTTCAGCGCGGCGTTCATGTTCATCGCCATGCCTCAGTCCCCCTGCTTTGCGATGTAGGCCAGCACAGCGCCTTCCATGATCTGCAGATCCTCCAGCAGGGCGCGGTGGCTGGCCTCCTCTGCAAACAGTCTAAGAACCCACGCCACAGCCCCATAGTCCAAGCCAACAGGGCCGTTCATGCCGGTGCGCCATTGCGTCTGCACTCGCAGGAACAGCTCCACCACCGGCCAGTTTTCCTCCCACACATCGAACTCATCGGCAGCCGCAATCGGCCCCGGCAAGCTGACGCCCAGCACCGCGGCGTCATCCTCTGTCTCATCTTGCTGGCCGCCGCGTGCCCAGTGCTCTGCGGCCTCGATCAGTTTTTTCTCTTAGCTCCCAACAGGGAGTTGATGTAGCCCTCGACCACAGCAGCGGACACGCCGGGCACGTCCAGCAGCTGCGCCTTGGCGGTCGCGCTGTAGGGAACGTCTTTGCCGGCGTCGTCGGTGATGCCCTTCCAACCGGCCAGCACTTCATCCGCCACCTCTAGGTCGGTGGTGGTCTCAGCCCTGGCGGCCGCGATGATCTCGTTGTTGCGAGCCTGCGGCAGGCGCTTGAACTCGGCGTCGAATGTTTGCCGGTCAAACCGGCCGCCGTCGATGGGGATCTCGACGGTGACCGGCCAGACGTAGGTGTCGGACTGCTTGAGGACAAACGCCATGCAGGAAGCTCCTTGATCAGGTGAAGGCAAGCGCCAGTTCGTCGTTGCCCGCGCTGGTCGGAATGGCCAGGTAAGGCAAGTTCAGCATCTGGATCC